CTACCGATCGGAGGCCACCCGGGCGACGAAGTAATCGGGCTTCCCGGCCATGCCCCACTGTCGGACGGCTGTGCGCACCAACTCCTTCGCGTCCATGGCATCCACCGGGCAGGTCCCGCTGTGGACGTAATAATCGACCCAGCCATAGTCGTTCAGGGGCTCAACGTCACAGGACAGGTGCAGTAGGAACTCGGCATCCTCCCGTTCGGAATCCACTGGTCCTATCCCAAGCTCCTCTCGCAGCTCGTGGGCCAAGCGCTGGGCATGCGTCCTCATCGTGTCAACCACCACGATCCCATGATCCAGCAAGTCCTCTGCAATCGAGGACGTCGAGCGCGGAGAGCGCAACACGGGAATTCTCATGAAGCCGCCTGTGCTGGGAAAGAACTCTGATCGTGCTCCGGCCCGATCGCATCGCTTGAGATTTGGCGGGCGGTGGGTAATAGACGGATGTTAAGCCAGGCGGGTGGGTAATCGACGGAGTGCATCCGCCAAGCCACCTGTTCCCAAGGGCTACCGAACCATGAGCCTCGGAAACCGGCAGTGTAGGAAGGTAGGACCGTCTATTACCCACCCAAGGTAGGCGGCGCCTACCCCATCCATCCGAATGGGGGATCCTGGTCGGCCTTGGTCAGCCGGTTGCCGCGGACCTTCTCCTGCCAGGCCAGGATGGTGGCCACATCCTCCCGTAGCCTGGCCTCGTGCCTAGCCACCCACAGCTCGGCCCCCGCGCGGCCCTGCTCATAGCTGCTGCACACGCGGAACGGCCCGCCCGGGCCATGCCGGTGCCGGTCCAACGAGGCAATCCAGATTCCGTCGTTCACGCGGCGGATCATAGCCACCACCCACACGCCGTGGCAGGCGATCACGGTCAATGGATCATCCGGGAGGCTGGCAGACCTGGTCGTCCAGTTGAAGTCGGCGGGGAGCGGCATGGCCGGGAGGATACGACCGGCCGTCGCAGGCCCTGCGAACGCGGTAGCGACCTGCCTGAATCGTTCGGGGAGGAGTTGTTAAGCGCTGCATCGGCGATTTGACGAAATCGTCAATTTGCCCGAATCGGAGAGCCGAGCCTGACTCGACTCTGTGCCGGCGCGGCGCTGCTCACGCGCCCCCGGGTTGAGCTGCCTGCGGCCCCGGATCCGGCATGGTCAGGATGCCTCCCTTGGCGTATCCGCGCTATCGGGCAACCACCCACTGACGTTCGGGGTTCTCCCTACGCCGCCAGCCTGTGCTCGTAGAACGGGTGCCGCTTGTCGTCGAAGATCCTGTAGAGCACGGCCAGGTCGTCCGGGTCCGGATTGAGCCAGGCGTCCACATACTCTGGCTTGATGTTGATGATCGTCCGGTCGTGGCCAGCGGCAGCCACCTCTGGTTCCGGGTCGTCGGTGATGGCGGCGAACGACAGCAGATCGGGCTCCTTGCCGGCCGGATCCTTCCAGTGCGACCACAGGCAGGCCACCAGCATCGGCTCACCGGTGCGCGGCGTGAACTGCACCACCTGATTCTTCCCATCCGGCCCCTCGACGTTCTCGTAGAAGGTGTCGACCACCATCAGGCCGTGGGTGTGGCCGAACGCCGGTGCTCAGAACTTCTCCAGGCTGTCGCGGCGGGCGTTGTAGGTGCCGGGGAAGCGCTGGTCGTAGTTGGCCGGCTTTCCAGCCAGGCGGCACTGGTAGCGCATGGGCCGGATCACCAGCTTGCCGCCCTCGGAGACAATCACTGGGGCATACACGCCGGGGAAGATGCGGCTATCTCGGTCCTTCGGCTCGGTGCGCTTCAGATCGGCCAGCTTGGCCAGGGCGCGATCGATCTTGTTGCCGGCGATCCGCACATCTTCCCGGGCCTTCTTGGTTTCCTTCACCTGCAGCGCGCTCGGCATCGGCCAGGCGCTTGCGGTTGGCGAACAGCTCCTGCTCCAGTACCGCGGCCTCGGCTCGGTTCCACTGCTCCACCTCAGCCCACACCGCCAGCTCCGCCGGGCTCGCCCCGGCCCGGAAGGCATCGTCCATCGCCTTCGGGGTCTTGGGCCGCTTCTTGCCCGGGTCGTGGGCGTAGAGCGCTGCGAACTCCTGCAGCGACAGCGTGGCGCCGGTCATCCGGACCAGCTTCTGATAGGCGGCGGTGATCTGGGCGGAATAACACATTGGCGCAATCTGACACGCCCCTTCGTTCATTCGCCGTGACGCTGCAGCTTAGTGGCCGGTCACGTCGATCAGCACGAAGTGGCCGGATGCACTGAACTGCGTCGCATTGTCGGACTGGGGGATCAGGGCAGTCGCGCCGGCATAGTAGAAGCGTCCCGACCCCGCTGCGCCAGTTCCATCCCCCTGAGGCCCGGTCAACCGGAACCCCACACCACGCTCGATCCGCTGGCACGAACGAGACGAGATCACAGCGTAGCGCCGACCGGCCGGGACTTGCACGTAGGCCCCCTCTGCCGCGCCGAAGGGGGCAGTTGTCACGCCCACAATGCGAAGGGGCTTTGCCCAGGAAGCGAAAGCCAGCTCGCCAGTGTGCTCTCGGTAGACCTCAATGCCGGTCTTACCCGGCGTTCCAGTCACGACCGAGTCGTATACCCACACCGTGCCGAACACAAACGATGAGCCCGTGTAGGCCGACACTCGCCAGTTGTTGCCGCCGAGATTGGTCAGAATCACGCTGAGCCCGAAGTTGTTGTTCGGACCCGTGACCGCGACCACCGGGCTCTTGGCCTGGAAGTCACGCGTGACGTACCGGGTTACCACGATCCCCGACACCTGGTAGGCAACGGCGCCAGCTTCGTTGATATCGAACTTGTGGCGCAGGTGGAAGTTGAGCAGATCACTGCGGACCTGCACTGTTCCAGATGGGGTGTACGCCTCAAAGCCTGCTGGCATATCAGTGCACTCCGTACAGCACTGTTGCCGGGACCAGGGCGAAGACTGGTTGCCCGTTGGCATCCACATCCGTTCCCCAGTAAACCCGGCCATCCGAGTACCAAACGGTTGGCGTGCGGCCAGGCTGTGCCGGCGGAGGCACCACGTAGAATAGGAAATCCCCAGGTGGCAGCGGCCCGACCCACGTCGAATTTCCATGCACGGCGTCGGTCTGAACCGTGCCGATGAACAACCCCAGACGGGTCGTGTAATCAATCTCCAGCGACCCGTCAGGATTGAAGGTCTGGATGCCTGCAGGCATGCGTCTGCTCCTCTATTGATTGGCGGGAGGGCATAAGCGCCTCCCGCCGGCTTACTAAGACCAATAGCCCACACGCGTGGCGAGCTGCCCATTCGGGTAGAAGCAACGCCAGTGACCGTCGCTGTACTCGGTGCGCTGCCCCCCATTACCAGGGGCGGAGACACGGAACACATCGGCCACTACGTCGAACGACGAAATCGCCCCGTTACTGGCCAGCTGGATGCCGCCGATCTTCCCGTCAGCACGCACGTTCACACCCCAGTTCGCGTTCGCCTCAAGCCCACCCGCGTTCCATGCAGGCGGGGCAGTCGCCCCCTCTGCCACCTGGCTGAACATCGGCCGGAACATCCACCAGTAAGGCGCCTGTAGGCCACCAACACCCCGCAGGAAGACGCGAACTCGGGCGAAAGTTGCTTCTGGCGGTGCCTTTCCGAACACATAGGTTCGCGGAATGGCGTCCAGGCCCCAAGACGCATTGCCACCGTTCGCGGGGGACCAACCGCTGTAGGCGCTGCCTCGGTGGTTGCCGCCACGATCATAGAATGCAATCTCGATCTGGCTATCACACCGATGTGTCTGAAGCCACACGCTGAAGCAATACGTGCGATTTGGAAGCACTGCGGTGTCGTAGGTGGTGGATGTCGATGACACCTGACCGGCCGCCATACCGCCCTTAGCTACTGCCCCAAGACCAAACACACCCTGGGGGTTCCAGTCGCCGTCACCTGTCGGGTTGCCGAGTTCATTCCACCAATTGTCGGGGTTTGTCGTCCACTCCCAACCGTTCCTTGACCAGAACGGGAACGTGGAGTTCTGCAGAAGGTTGCCAGACTCTCCAAGGTTCTTGATGCTGGTTCCCATCTCCACCACCACAGCCGCATCGGCCTTTTCTCCCAGTGAGGTCTGGATGCCCGTGATCTGCTGTGCTTGCGCCGCCTGCGTTTGCCCCTGCTGCGTGACCTGGGTCTTCAGCTGGTTGAAGCCGCTGGCCGACACATCACCCACCTGCGTCTTCAGGCTCACCAGGTCCTGCGCAGTCGCGTCCAGCTTGCTGCCCTGCTGGTTAACCGCCGTGGTCAGCCCGGCCGTTGCTGATGCGTTGGCGCTGATCAGCAGCTCGTCGGTCACGTCGTAGAACTCGATGCGATCCACCAGCACCACAGCGGTTCCGGTTCCCCGGTTCGTTGCCCACACGTGGGACATGGCTTCGGTACGGTCATCACCGATGGGGTGTTCCAAAGCGAACCGCTGCCAGGCAGTAGTCAGAACGGGCGTCGTCTGGTCGTTGTTGCCCTCGCCCGCCACGCCTCCCGTGCGGACACGGCATCGCGCTGTCAAGGAAATGGAACCCGACGCGGCGCGTGCCACGATGACGGTACGCATGCGCCGTCCAGTACCCGCCCGGAGTGGAGACCAGGCGCCACGGTTAGCTCGCACCGCTGGGTTCGTCGCTCCCGCGACGTGGGTCATCTGGATTGCAGACCCGACCTGTCCCCCGCCGCTTACCCATTCCACCGCCCCGTCAAGCGCGAACGGCTGGGAAGACCCGTCAAAAGCGGAGTTGGTGTTGATGTTGTCGCCACGGTTGAAGCTCGCGTTCACCGACGCCGTGAGGCTGGTCAGCTGGTCCGCCTGCGAGGTCGCCTTGTTCTCGGCGTTGACCATGCGGGTGGTCAGGCCGGAAACAGCGGACACGTTCTGCGTGGTGACGTTGATCGCCTCCTGACCGCTAGGGCGGTACTCGGTGGCCACCAAACCACGCTGGAACTGCACGTTGTCGATTTCGAGCCAGTACGACCCCGCCTGGTCTGCGAACTGCCGGCCCACGTAGACGCGAGCACGTACGGCATCGCCACGGGAGCGTGCGGGCAGAATCAGCCGCTGCCACTGGCTGGTCATAACCACTTCCGGCAGGGTCACCGTACCCAACACCGTCCCGCCCGAATCGTTCATCCACTGAACGTAGAGTTGGGCCTTCGTTCCTACCGCGCCCCGCACCCAGGAGGAGAGCGTGTAGTCCGTGTTCGGATCCACCTTCACGTAGTTGGAGCCAGGGCCGGCACGGTTCAGGCCGACCCAGTCTTTGGCGTTCACAGCCGTCCAGTCGAGTCGCACGGCCTTGCCGCCACCGGATAGCGACGAGTCGACGTAGGAGAAGGTCCCACCCACGTCACTGCGGATACGTTCCAGGTTCCAACCGGTTGGGGCCGCGGTGGCTACCGGGGCGTCTTCCATGCTGCTGTTCCAGAGCAGGTTGTCGCCGCCGACAGATTGGATCTGGCCTTCCAGCTTCGTTACGCTGGTGCCCACCGTCTCCACCTTGCCCTCCACCGTAGTGGTGCGCGAGGTCAGCTGGGTCAGCGCCAGGGTGTTGGCGTCGGTTCTCCCAGAAACGCCGGTAAGGTCGCTGCGAAGCGCCGTCAACTGCCCTGCCTGAGACGTGACCGTCTCACCCAGCTGCGTCACGCTGGTGCTGAGGTCCGAGATCGCTTGGGCATTCGCCAGCAGCTCGGTCACTTCCTCCAGCACAACGTCGTCAACCCATAACGTACCAGCTGTGTGATCGCTGTTGACGTACACACGCAGTGCGCTGATGGTGGTTGCGGTGACGGTGGATTCCAGACGCGTCCACTCGCTACGATTGGCAGCGAACGCCAGCCCTGCGATCAGCCCATCATCCTGATTGGCGATACGAATCTTGCCGTTGCCGCTGGTCCCGTTGTACGCCGCATCGGTCTTGTAATAGGCGCTGATACGGTATTTCTTTCCCATCACGACCGGGATGTTGCGGTCCGTGGCACCGTTTGCGGTCATGCTGCGGCTACCGCTGGGTGCGGTGACCTTCAGGCACTTACCGTTTCGACCTTCAGCCACAATGCTGACGCCGCCCATGTTGCTGTACGACCAGCCCACGGTATGGCCCTGATCCCAGCTGCCGTTCAGGACCATGTTGCTGCCCTGCGAGATCAGCGCCGGCAATGTGGCGTTGATCGTCGTGATCGACTGAGCCAGCGCGCTCGTGGTGGTGGCAGTCGCCTCCTGCAGTGCCGTAACCGATGCAGCAGTTGCCAGCGAACCGGCACCGGCCGGCATGCGGGCCTCCATCGTGCTGATGCGCTGCACCTGCGCCGAGTCCGCAGCAACGCGGGCTTTCAGCTCCTCGTAGGCCAAGCCAGCTGTCAGCTGCAGCGGATCTGTACCGGTGTAGCTGCCCCGCATCTGAACGGCCAGCGTGTTGCGCTGGAGCGCTTCAGCAGCGTCTGCGGTGATACGCGCCTGGGTTTCCTCCTGCACCAACGCCACCGAAGCGCCAGGCTGCGGGCGCCCGACGGCGATGTAGTCGATCAGGTAGTAGTTGGCGACGGTCTGCGCCGCCCCCAGCTGCAGGCGAATCGCATCGACCGTGGCCGGCCACCAGGCAATGTCCTGCACGTCGACCGTGGCCACGCCGTTCACGTCCCACGCCGGTTCCGGGATGGCCACACGCTTCTGCGTGTTCCATGTCTGGTCCGTGGCCGTGATCCACTGGAGGAAGCCGTTCCAAGTCGGCGAGCCAACGCGCTTCACGCGCAGCTTCACGAAGCGGTATGCGCTGCCGTCTACGGCCAAGGCCACCGGCGACTGCACCCACGGTGCGGTGGCATGGTTGGCGGGCCGCAGCCAGCCGTCCACGAGCGTCGGCGCGCCGTTGCCCGTCCACCCTTCAACGGTCTGGTTGAACGGCCAGAGCTTGATGCTGTCGAACTGCGTCCCGCTGCCGGCCGCGACCTCCGACACCGCGCGCGCCAACGATTCATCGGCGCTCTGCCGCAGCTGTTCCTCGCGGGTGATCGCCGCCTCGCGCGCCATCTTCTCGTTCAGGATGGCGTCGATCCGCGCTTGGGCCTCCGCACTGATCGCCTGCATGGCCTCCGTCACGCCCTGCTGCCGCAGCAGCGCCTCGGCGACCAAGTCCTGAGCCGCCTGGGCAAGCCCGGCGGCGCGGGCCGCCGCCTCGTCTGCGATCGCTTGGATGCGGGCACTGATCTCCGCCGCCAGCTTGGCCTGCTGCTCGGCCAGGTCCTTGGAGGTGGTGGGCGGAACAACGCCCACCACGGTTCCGGTGCCTGTCTTGCCGCGCACGGTCGGGGTGATCTGGAACCACCAGGTCTTGCCGCTGCCGTCGCTGTAGACGTACCGCGTCTCGGTCGTGCGGTGGATCTCCGTCCACGGGCCGTCCTGGCTCTCGCTGCGCGAGATGACGTAGATCACGCCCTCCAGATCGACGGCGTCCCATTCGAGCACGACGCCATCGGCCACCGGCGTGGGATTGACCCCGTTCGCAGGCGGCACGTCCGGTGCCTTGAAGGGCACCGGGAACCACGTGGAATAGCGCGGTGCCACCGGAGACGCGGACGGCAGCCCGCCCACGCCGATTTCCACCAGCGTGAGTTTCCTTGCTTGCATTGCTGATTACCTCGCGTTGAGTGCTTCGCGCAGCGCCGAACTGCTCGCGGTGCGTACGCCCTGGGTGGTGGTGGATACGAGCTGGCGCAGCAGCTGGTTTTGCTCGGCGAGCAGAGCATTGCTCTGCTGCACGGCCGCCGTGGTCTGTGTCTGGGCGTCGTTGTTCACGACCAGGTCGAAGACGGCCCGACTGAAGTTGTCCGGAAGCGCCTCGATAGCGTCAGCCAGCGCCCCCATGCTGGTTCCGTCCTTCAGGTCGAGGTCTCCGACCTTCATGCCATCGATGAGACCTGTAACGCGGCCGTACAGGCTGTTGAAGTCCTGACCGCTGGCGTACAGGTTCCGGCCGAAGCCCAGAGCCGCCTGAGCGGCCGCCTGTGCGGCACTCGTGTCCCCACCGGCGACAGCCCGCTCCAGCTCCTTCATCGCCTCGCCCAGCTTCTCCTGGTCCGTCAGCGGCGAAAGGTCACTGATCGCCAGGCCGTACTGCGCAGCCTTCTTGTCCTTATCGATCTGCGCCTGCAGTTTGCCCATGTTGGTGGCACGCAATGCCTCGATCTTGGCCAGATCCTCCGCGCGGGCGCCGGACAAGCCGAGCGCCTTGGCGTAGTCATTGGCCGATTTCACCTGCTGGCGGTACGTGCGTTCGATCGACAGGGCCTGAGACTGGTACTGCGAAAGATCGCCCGTGAGCAGCTGGGTAGAAACGTCAGCCATCAAGGCACCGTAGTCCCGAGCCGCCCCAGTGAGACGAGCGTATGCCTCGTTCATGGTCTCGCCGGCGCGCGCCAGGTCTCCCATGCGCTCCACCACGCGGGTGATAGTGCCGTCGCCGCTGCTGTTCCACAGCTGGGTTGCGTTGGCAATGTCAGCCTGGATGGAAAGCGTCAGCCCGGCCACATCGTTGAGCTTCGCCGCGTCCCCCCGGTACTTTTGCGCGATGCGCTCAATTTCATCGGCCGAGCCATAGGCCTTGGCAACTGCCAGCACGTTCTCGCCAGCCAACCGTTTTGCGAAGGCGTCTTCCGCCTCGTTGTAGACGCGGCCCGCAATCTGGCCGAACTGCTTTGTCAGGTTGCCGTTCTTGTCGAACTCCTGGCGGAAGCTGCCGGAGATCATCGGCGGGACCGTGATGCCCAGAGCGGCGGCGCCCTGGCCCATGGCCTTCTCGATCTGCTCGAACAGTTCGCGAACCGAGCCCAAAGCTGCGTCGTCCATGGCGGTGCTGTTGGTTCGGCTCTTCGAGCCTCGGAACAGACTGCGCTTCTTGCTCTGGCTCTCCTCATTCACCCCCGAGACGCCGCCGGCGCCAATGTTGAACTGGCTAGCGCCGCCCGTGGTCTTCCAGCTGGTGCCGAACAGGCCACCTCCGGTGACCTTGTCCAGCGCAAACGCGCCCAGCCCTATCCAGCCGGCCGGCCCGATGCTCTTGAGGCCACCAGTAAGCGCGCCCATCAAGCCCGACCCGCCCTTGTATGCGGCCATTCCCGCGCTGATGGCGCCGCTGACGGCGTTGCCGGCCAAGCCACCGGCAAGCGTCGAAAGCCCCTTGGAGAAGAGGCCGTCCCCACCCTGAAGGCCCAGCATCCCTCCGGTCAACGCACCGCCCCAGTTGATACCGGCCAGCCGCGAGGGCCGCCCTCCACCGATGAAGCCCTGCACGTTGTTTCCGAAGGCCATCGACGAGCCCTGTCCGAAGCCGCCGACGGCCGCTGACGCGCCAGGGCGGAAGCCGATCGCGCCCTGCCCGATGGACAGCAGGCTGGCGATAGCGCCTGCGTTCTGCCCTCCTGCAGCCGAGCCATTTCCACCCAGCACCCCAATGAGGCTCTGCAGGCTCAGACCACCGCCCTGCGCGTTAAGCCCATTGAGGAGTTGCGTCTGGATCGGGATCACCAGCCTCTGCTGCAGGAACTCGCGAGCCAGGTCGCGCAGGCCGCGCTTGGCGGCGTCCTTCAGGTCGTCCCACAGGTTGTCGAAGTCGCGCATGCCGCCAGCAACGAAGTCGGCCATAGCATCGGCGGCATCGCCAATGCCGTACACCAGCACGTTGGCCCATGCTTCTACGTTCGCTGCAGCCTCTTCCACCCGCAGCGACAGATCGGCCGAGGCGCGAGCCGCAGCAAGCATGGACTGCTCATACGCCTCGTAAGAGGCAACGCCTTTCCTCCGGGCCAGCTCCTCCTTGCTGCCCGCCGCCTCAACAGCCCTCTGCAGTTCCTGCCGCATGTCGCGCTCGTTCATCATCTGTCGGCGCGACAGTTCCCGCGCGCGTCCAACCTTCCCGAGCATTGCCACCTCGGCGTCCATAGTCGCCAGCAGCGATTCCGGACTGGCCAGGGCCTTCTTGATCTCAGCGCTGGACTGCTCCAACGCCTTCTGCGACTCCAGGATCAGCGTGTTGTACGCGGCCCGCTCGATGCGCCCTTCCTTCAGCGCCTCCTTCAGCTTGTCCTCGAGCTGCTTCTGTCGCTCGGTGGCCTCGGCCAGCGGCCCGCCCATCGTTGCCGCGGCCATTGCAGCCTGCTCGTTGTAGCGCTTGATCGCCTCCGCGTCTGACTTGCGATCCTTGGCGCCTGCGCGCTCAGCGGCTGCCGACGCCTTGCGCGACTCCGTGAAGTTCTTCTGCGCAGCGGCCAGCTCCGTCTGGAGCCGGATGTACTGTGTGCCCTGCTCGATGTACTGCTTGACCTTGGGGTCATCGCGCTTGGAGAAGTCGACGCCGCTGGCTTGGGCCTCCTTGAACCAGTCGCCCACGTCCAGCTTTGCTACCTCTGCCGCACTCTTGCCGACGCGCGCCAGCTGACCTGGTAGCGACTGCATCGCCGACGCGATCCGCTTCCCAGCAGCGCCGGCCGAGTCCCCCAGTGCATTGAAGGAGCCCGACAGCGCGTCGGTGGCCCCCTTCGCCTGAGTGCTGCTGCCAGTGAACGCGTCCAAGATCGCCCGCTTGCGATCGACCTCCCTACCAGCAGTCGCAGCGGCGGCGGTCTCTTCCGTGAGGCTCTTGGCCACCGTAGCGGCAGCGGGCGAGCCAGCAATCATCGCCCGCCATGCTGCCTCCAATCCGCTGGAGAATTCATCGGCGCCAATCTTTCCAGCCTTGAAGGCAGCGTCGAGCCGTTGGGTTTCTTGAATGAACTCGGATGCCTGGCTCGCTGTAGCGAAGTTCGTCGCCGCCGCCACCATCTCAGTGATCGAACCTGTGATGGTCCGATAGTTATCATCGATCTCCTTCTGCAGGCGTAGAATTTCACCGGCCTGCATCTGGGCGTTGAGGGTCTTGAACTTCTCGATGGCGGTGTCAGCTGCACCACCGAAGTCGACCAGGGCAGCTGATGCGACCTTGGTGTTGTCCCGGAAGATCAACCAGCCGGCTGCAGCGGTAGCCAGCATCGTGACAATGCCTGCCGGACCACCCAGCATGGCGAGAGTCGAGGACCCAGCACGCGCCAGCCATCCGGCATTGGCAGCTGCAGCCTGCGTTTGCGCCTGAGCCAGCAGCAGCGTCGCCTGGCGGTGCTCCAGAGTCGCTGCGGCGGCCTTGCTGCTCACCGATACGCTACCTCCGATCGCAGCGGCGCGCCGCACCTCCGCCTGAGCATCAAGCATTGCTGCGCGGGTCCGTAGCTCAAGCTGCTGCGCCGCGGCGACGTTCTGCGCGGCTGCGGCCCGATCTGCTGCCATTCCAGCGTTAGCTGCAGCCACCCGCGCCAGTAGGGCCTTCAGTAGTGGGCCAGATGCCACGGCAGCGCCAGCAACCGCTACCATTTCCAAGTTGCTGGCAAGCGCCCCAATGCCCGCAGAAAGCGCTTGGGAAGCCCCCGTTGCCTCATCTGCCCTGCCGATCATCTCAGTCAGGTTGGTATTTAGGTTGGTGATCGACTGCGAGACACGGACTTGCATCTTCCCGAACGAGTCATCAACGCCGTCAGACATTTTCAGCAGAGCGTTGACGATCTGATCGGCTGCGACACCGCCATCCACCACGAACTTGCGGAGACTGCCGCGGGCAATGCCCATTCCGTCTTCAATGGTCTGCACCAGCTTGGATGCGCCATCGACCATCGAGTTGAACTCTTCGGCGCGCAACGTACCTGCCGCCAGGGCCTGGCCAAACTGAGTAAGCGCGCCCTCCGACGCAGCTGCGCTACTACCCGACATGGCAATCGTCTTGTTCACCGTCTCCACGATCCGCGCTGTCTGCGCGCCCGTTACGCCGAGTCGATCCTGAACCATTGCCAGGTTCTGATAGAGACTCGCGGTGGCGTCCAACGGCTGATATGTCGCTTTGGCGATCCGGACCACATCCTGCTGGGCCGCAACAAACTCGGCCTGCGAGGCGGTGACCAGGCGAATGCGGTTGCTCATCCCGGTCCATTCGTCAGCCCGGCCGATTGTCGCCTTGACTGCCGCCAGAGCCGAGCCCATCCCGACCGCCTCAAGCGTCACGCGACGGAACCCTGCCGCCACGTCATCGGCACCACGTCGCGCTGCCTCAGACATCGCCGACTGAATGCTCGACATGTCCCGTTGCACTACTCGGGCCGCTTTGCCGCTGTCCCGCTCGAACGATCCGGACTTCAACAGAAGGTCGACAGTGAGGGTGTACAGGCTCATGGTTTCATCCATAAAAAAGGCCCGCACTGGGCGGGCCTTGGGCTACAGGTTTTCCGGGCTTTGCGCCCGATCTCTACTCAACTTCGACTTTCTTCCCGATACGCTCAAGCCAGCAGAGGGCGGTCCCCAGTCGGTAAACGGCCCATGACATGGCCAGCGCCCACCCGGTGCTCAGCACCACCGCGAACACGTTGAGCAGGTTCCAGTCGTGGGAAACCCCGCCCCACGACGTAACGCGGGGCACACGTCCAAAGGCGAACACGCCAACCACTCCTGCAACCAGCGACAGCAGCACCATCAATCGGCCCACGTCCTCCAGCCCAGATCCAGCCTTGGCTGGCAGCTTTTCTGGCCGGGGATCCACCTCCGGTACATCGACTTTGCTCGTGTGTTCAATCATTGCCGCTCCCTGCTCGTTGAGATCGGGATTGTGCCAGCGGGCAACCTGCACAACAAAATCAGGCCGGGATTTCCTCAAACTCCATGTATCCCGAGAAGTACTGCCGGCTGATGTTCTCGGCACTGGGCAGCTGGGTCGGGAAGCCATAGAGGGCGGACCGCGCCGCCAGGGCCGGATCAAACGCCTTCGTGACCATATCCCGGTACTGGGGCACGACACAGGAGCGCCGCCGGCCCGAGAGCGCGGCCCCGATCGTCTCCCAGTCCATGCCGCCGAGGCCGTTGCCGCGCACAACCGGCGTGGACCGGCCCGACAGCGTGCAAGTCAGGCGGCGGTACAGCGCCCCGGGAACCGTGTTGACCTGGCCGCCCTTGGTCCGGGCATGGACACTGGCGTCGATCGTGGCCACGGCCCAACCGTCCTTGATACCAACGTCCACCGCCCGGAAGATCGCAATCTCGCCCACGTCCACGTTGGTGGCCGTGGTGGCGATCTCCACGGACACCACCGAGACCAGGGCGCTGGCCTGCGGGAACAACCAGGCGCAGACGCTGCCGTCGGGCAGACGCACAGTGGTCCCGGTCGCGCCGGCAGCGCTGACCTGCACGCCCGGCGGAATGTTGAGGCCGAGAACCGCGATGATCCCCGGGACGACAGCGTCGGCCAGGGTAATCGTGATCGCCAGCGAGCTTGTTCGCCGGATCCGCGAGGCCCTGCCCGGCTTGCCGTCGAAGAGTGCCGAGCCCTGGTCCGCACTGAGCCACGTGCCGCCGGTGAGAGTCACCGTAGTTACCGCCGGCATGCCATATCCAATCAACACGTCATCATCCCCACACCGTCAGCACCACGTCCCCCGTGGCTGGGTTGCGCTCTACCCGGCGCACCAGCACCGGCTTGCCGTCTTCAAGGCCGTATCGACCGTAGGTAAGCCGGCCGATCTGCCCGGGAAGCGGCGCCAGTTCCTGATCACCACGGACGGCGAGCTGGTAGAAGTGGCGCTGCACCTGGTACATGCCCAGGACGCGCTCAATCTCCCGCTGCGCATCGGCCGCGTGCCAGAACAACGAGATGACCGGGTCGGCAGCCTCTGCCCGCTGGTAGTGGGCGTGCAGCGGACCAGCACCATACACCTGCCCCCGGTAGAGGCCGGTCAGTTCGTCGCGTCGGGACTGGGGCACGTCGACAACGTCGGTGACCAGGTCCGATGCGCCCAGCGCCTGGCCGTTGGGTCGGTAGGCCATGCGTCGGGTCAGGTTGGGAGCGTCATCGGGCACCATGACCAGATCAGCCGCCAGATCATCCTCCGACAGGTCGAAGGCGAACGCACCGGCATGGGCCTCGGGCGCGGTCACGCGGACAAAGCGCAACACGCCAGCAGGATCCTGATAGCAGCCGGCGCCGTAGCTGGGCAGGAGCGAATTCAGTGCCGCGCGGCCGGTGATGGCTGTGCCCGCGTAGTAACCGATCCCCATGTAGCCCGTGGCTTGGTCGATCACCGCGCAGTCGCTGGCCGACCACGCCGCTCGGCCCAACCGGGCCATCACATCACCCACCGCCTGCTCCAGCCGCGCCGGCATCATGCCCGCGCCGATGCTGGAGGCGTCAACCACGACCGGCGTCACCGGTGGCGACTTCAGCAGCAGCTGTTGCCCGTCCGGGGCCTCGTTGTAGGTGTTGATCTCCATCAAGTCGCCGCGGTCCATCACCGCATTGACGTAGACCCGGCTGTCAGCGACGAACATCGATGTTGCGTCCGAATTGGCGCCCATGGCCGGGATGCTGGCCACCGCGCCGATCACCACCGGCTGTGGCTTCCATGCCAGTGACGCGACATTCGGCAGGAACACACCCCGGTTGATCGTCTCGTCCAGGTAGTCGTGCGCATCGCGCAGGTGCAGCGTCTTGGTGCCGTCGTCGTTGATCTCGATCTGCTCGATCGCGCATCGGAAAGCCGGGACCGCGTCGGCCCGCATCCCGCTCTCGGGGGCCAGGAGGATCTGCACCGAACTGCCAGAGGCACCAGTGCCAGCCATGCCGTCCAGCAGACCATCCGCATCCACCACGACGCACTCGGCGGCCGCTGCCTGGGACACCGGATCACCGCCCCACGGCCAGAACGCCAGCTCCTGAATTAGGTTGACGCCCTCGGCCACCAACCCCTCGTAACGGGCATTGGCCGGGCTGTCGCCGGGCGCGGACAGCCAATCCACGTCGGCCAGCCGAGTCGGGCTGACGGATGCAGTGGGCAACCGCCAGCCAGCGGCCGCCGCCTCGCTTCGAGGCCCCCACTGCCCGGCGTTGACAGCCAGACAGAGACCACCCGCCTTCGAAGCGCCCAGCGAAGCGGCGAAGAACAGTGGCCCGGACAGCTGCAGCTCGCGCACCAGGATCTGCGCGCCGTTGAGGTAAAGCCGGATCTGGCGCGGTGCCCCGAAGACCACCTGGAGCCCGACAATGTCGCCATGGGTAGCCGCCGGCAGGCCAGTGGCGATCGCACCGCCCGCCTGTAGCAGGCGCCCGGCGGCGAGGTCCCAGCCGATGCTGGCGAGGTCCGCACCCAGCGCCTTGTTCAGCGCTGCCGGGCCAGTGGCGAAGCCTACGAGTGCTGCAACGGCGTCATCACCCCACACGGCAAACTCCACGCCCACCGTCCCGGCATCAAGGCTGAAGTCTGAACGCGCGTGACTGGCCAGCGTGGTGGCGCCAGTGGTGGCCAAGGTAAGCCCGCCATCTCGCGCAGCGAGTACCGGGCCAATGGGCGTGGCGGCGAACCGCCCGAATGTGTCGGTCATGGTCATCCCAGTCCGTCGAACCAGTCCTGCGCCTCGTCCTCATCGGACCGTGGCACGAGGGCGTCGAGGTAGTGCTGAAAGGAGCGCTTGGTCCCGCCCTGGCTGTGCGAGGCGGTGATGTACGCGGCGAAGGCAGCGGGCTTGATGTGCAGGCTCACGGGGTCGATGGGGTTCCGCTTGTGGAACTCCCACCATTCCAGGAACTCGCGCCGTGACATGGTGGCCCGCAACTCCGAAACCGGCCGGTGCAGGTGACCGGCGAGGACCTTCCAGAACCAGTCCTCGCCACGCTGCCTTAGCCGTTTCCCGCGTCGGCCTGCGCCTGGGCGGCGTCGTCGCCGAAACCGGAGTGCTTCATGGCCACGCGCTGCAGCTCCGCAGCCACCAGCGGCTTGAGCTGGGCGGCCTGCGCCGCGTTCATGACCGGCTTGCCATCCTCATCGCAGATGGTTGCCGCGATCAGCTTGGCGCGGTCACCCTCGCCCCACAGCTTGCGGAACTCCGCATCCGGCAGCTCGCGCACGTGGAACTGTGCCTTGTCGCCGTTCGGCAGGGTGATCGCGTCAGCGTGCACGTCCTTGGAGGCGAACATGCCCAGGTCGGTGAATGACTGCAGGAGGCTCACGGGCTGCTGCGGCTGGGTATCGGTGGTTTCGCTGGTCTTGCTCATTGGCCGTTTCCTTGAATGGCGACAGGGCACGCGGGCCGCGCACGGCTAACACGCGGAGGATCCGCGCGCCCCGTCAAAGAGAAGGCCCGCCGAAGCGGGCCGAGAGAGAACGCCGTTGCGACGGTCAGCCGCCCACCGAAGGCCGGTGGGTAGTGACTGCGCCGGAGCCGCGGATGGTGATCGTGGCCTTCCAGACGTCGTTGTCCTGGCTGGTCACCGCGAAGTTCTGGACGAAGCCGTCGAACTGCTTGGACAGCACGTCAGTGGGCGGGGTGATCTTCCCGGCGACCGCGACCGGCTTTGCCGCTCCTTCAGTTTCCGACTTCGGCGCGGTCACCAGCCAGTTCACGACAGCGCCGGTCTTGTGGAGATCTTCCAGCTTCTCGTGATCTTCGCTGTCGTAGATGATCTCGATGCTGGTGCTGCCGGTCTGCTTGCGCCCGGCGACGAACTGGTCCCAGTCGTCGTCGTAGTCGGAGATATCGATCTCCGACGCCTGGCCATCGGGGAAGCCAACCGAGCGGAGTCGGGTCACCTTGGTGACCTCAGCCGCACCGGTGGCGACGAACAACTGGGAGTGCTTCGACTTGATTACCTGTCCCATAGGGGTTTCCTTGCGTTGTGCCCGTCGCCGGGCATGAAAAAGGCCCCTTGCGGGGCCGGTGGGTTGCCGTTGTGTGGATCAGCGCAGCTGTAGCAGCCGCACGTCGAATGAAATGCCTATCGCATCCGTGCCGTCGCTGTCGGGCGTCGGGTTGTACGACTCGATGCTGCCCACGCGCTCCACCACATCGCGGATGGCGACGGCAGCGCCGTTGGCTTGGGTGAGGACCTCGCCCCATACGGTCATGCGGACCCGCCAGCCGTCAGCCGGCGGCGGCTCGGACAGCATCGCGGTTGGCGAACCGCCGACCACCTCCCACGTGGCGTAAGGGAGCGGTGTGTTCTGGGGCGCGCTGCCCAAGAACAGGCGGACGGGGTCGCCGAGCTGCTGCCTGACGGTCGGATCGCCTTCCAGCAGCGATTGGATCAGGGGAACCATCATCGCCAGCCATCCTTCTTTAGTTGCTTGTCCAGCGCCGCCCAGGTCTCGTCGATGACCACTTGAGCCGCTTCCGGGCCCTTGGCCTCGCCTGCTGGCGTGAGGAACGGAGACGCCCGCATGTTCTTTGTGCCGAACTCTATGAACCGCCAGTAGTAGGCCCAGCCTCTATCGACATAGGTTTTACCGGTCCGCCCACGCCGTTGATTGCGCTTGGTGTTGGCGTACTTGCGGCGGCGCCCCGTCTTAACGCCTACGGTGAAGTACTCGCCGCCTTGGCCTACACCTGCGCGCTGTCGGCTCTTGGAGTTGGCCCGGCGGGTGACGATCTGCGAGGCCATGAACCCCGACGCTTTCGGTGCGCGGCGCCTGGCGTCGTCCCGGATGACGTTGCCGCCCTTGCGCATGCCGGCTTGGACCGCCCTTCCCTGGATCGCCTTGGGGGCTTCCCGCAGCGAGCGCAACAGGCCATCCAGCCCCTGAATTGACACTTGCTCAGTCATTGCTGAACCCCGCTAAGGCGATGATCGCCACCTCACTACGGTCGTTGCTGGGTGCGATGCTTTTGATGTCGAAGGCGCGCCCACGGAACACGATCCGCCACTGAGGATCAATGTCACGGGGGCGGATATCGAACCGAACCTGCTCCCGGTAACGATCTGCGCCGGCGGCGACCGCCTCTGTCGTTGCCGCAAGATTGTTGGTGGCCTTGGCCCACACGCTCACAACCTCGACCCACACCGGTTTACCTGGGCCGCCCAGTGGATCGCGCGAATCGGTCTTGCGCTCGAAGCGAATGCGGTGCTGCAGATCGCCATCTAGAAGCGTCATGGCATCATCACCCTTCGGTATGGGCGCAGCAGGCTCTTGGCGCCGTTGGGTAGCTCGACCGCCTGGGCTCCCACGATCACGTCCGTGCGGTTCGCGTAGAGGTGACCGAGCGTCAGCAGGATGGCAGAGAAGATGCTTGGATTCACAACAACGCCATGGACGCAGGCCTCCGCCTCGGCTGTCGCCTCGCGATGGGCGACAACCGCCAGCCTTATTGCGGCAGTGCGCTCGTCGCTATCCTCAATGAACACCGCGTCTCCCAGCGCCTGGCTTTTTGCAAGCGCAGCGCCCTTCATTGCGGCTGGATAGCCACTCCGTGCCAGAGCCAAGGCGTCGGCGTCCTTGTAGATCCGCCGATTGAGGTATGCCTGCGCTGCATCCTGCGCGCCGGCAATGGCGGCCTGCAGCTGTTCCTCGGGGTAATCGGCCTCAACTCGCACATGCGAGCGGGCTTGTGCGAGTGAGACGACGGGCATATCAGTCCTTCTTCCCTTCAGCCAGAGCAGCGGCCAGCTTCTCCGCCCCCCAGCGCTTGTCGAACGGGACACCTGCAGCTTCAAGCTGCGCCATCAAGGCGGGCTTGTCTTCGGCAGCGACCTGGCCCTTGTCGTCCTCGCCGGACAGCTTGTCGACGGTATCGGCGATCCGCGCCTCGCGTGCGGTGCTATCGAGCGCGTTCCAGTCCTCCACCGACAGCCCCGAGGCTACGTGTGCGCGGCGAACCACATCGCCCAACGACAGGACACTGCCGTCGGAAAGCTCGAAGCTCTCCGGCTGAACACTGGATCCCAGCAGGATCGGGGGCGGTGTGTCTGCCATCAGGCTGAGCGCACCGACAGAGAGTGCGCCGGCCTCCAGCTCGGGCGGGCAGTCATCCCCGGCAACGAACTGGACGGGATAGATCTCGCCTTCCGGCACTCCACGGAAGGGCTTGATGAACTTTGCCATTGCGGCTCCTCGATCACAGGGTGAATGCCGGGCGGCGCGAGGCCGCCCGACGGGTGGGTGATCAGGCCGAAGCCGCGATCTTGAGGGCACGCATCGGCTCCGGGTTGTGCACACCGCCGCCCACGCGCTTGGTGGTGTAGAACATCACGTAGGGCTTGTTGGTGTACGGGTCACGCAGCACGCGCACGCCCTTGCGGTCGTACACGGTGTAGGTCTGCTTGAAGTCGCCGAACAGCGCGGCGATGGCGTTTGCTGCCACATCCGGGATCGCGGCCACGTCCTGCACCGCAAAGCCGGCCAGGGTCGACGGCTGGCCGGCCACCAGCGACGGCTGCCACAGGTAGTTGCCCTGCGCATCCTTCAGCTTGCGCACCACACCCTGGGTCTTGCGGTTCAGCGCGAACTTGGCGCCCGCGGTGAATGCCGACGGCAGGTCATAGACCAGGTCCAGGATGCTGTCACCGTTGATGCCGGCCGCCACGCCACTGTTCACCACCTTGATCGCACCAAACGGATGCTTGGCCGCGTTGGCGCCACCGTCCACGTAGGTCAGGATGCCGAACGGCTTGTTGACGCCATTGCCGGAGAAGAACGCATCGCCCTCCTGCTTGGCGAACTCCAGCTCGACCTCGCCGGCCAGCCATGCCTCAAGGTCAATCTCGGCATCGTCCAGCAGCTGCTGGGTCGCCGCCGGATTGGCGTAGATCTCGCCCCAGCCGAAGCTGAGCGGCCGCAGCTTCGCCGTTGCGGTCTCCGGGCGGGCATCTTCTTCGCCCACCCAGCCCGACGAAGTGCCGCCGGTGTTGTAGAGCTTGGTCAGGCCCGCACCGGAGCAGGGCTGCACGTTGGCCAACTGCCGCATATCCGACACGATGACCAGTCGGTCGGTGATCGAACGATCCCATTCGACCGGGGCCAGGTATCCACCTTCATCGGCCGCGCCCTTGTTCAGGGCCGCCTGCACTTCACCCTTGCGGAAGTGGGCACGGAAGGAATCGGTGTACTCGGCATCGGCGACACCGCTGCCGGCGCTACCACCGCCCATCTGGAACGCGGCCATCTGGGTGTTGGCCTGGTCGACCGCAGCCTGCAGGCGGGTGATATCGGCATTGATGTTGTCGACCTTCAGGGCCTGCAGTGCATCGGCGCTGCCCTTCTTGATCTCTTCGAGCTGCTTGGTGTGCTCGGCCTTGAACTCGGCGAATGCCTTGTTCAGCGACTCCATCAGCGCCTTCACGTCAGGCTGGCTGCCGCCATCGGCGTGCACGGAAACGAGGCCGCGCGGGACGCGGCCGTGGGTCATCTTGGTCATGTGTTGGCCTCTTAGGCTTTGATGTTGTCGAGAAGGCCCTGCAGCAGGGCCGAGGTTTCGTTGCCGCCAGCGCTCGGCGTAGCGTTCCCGGCAGCGCTCGGCTTGCCGTTGAACAGCGATTTCAGGGTGTCGCGTCGCATGGATCGGGAGTGGCCGGCCTTGGCCATCGCCGCTTCGACCAAAGCCAGAGCCTTGCGCCCACCCGATGCCTGCTTGGCATCCTTGGTGGCGGCAGCTCCATCGAGCAGACCATCGGCAAAGCCGTCTTCCACCGCCTGGGCGGCGCCGATCCAGGTCTCCTCGTCCATCATCCGAGCCGCCTCGGCCTCGGTGACGCCCGAGCGGGCCGCGTAGACCTTGGCCATGGCCGTGTCGAAGGGCTCCAGCAGCCTTGCCGCGTCGGCCATATCGTGCCGATTGCCGATGGCCACCGCCCAAGCGTTGTGGATCATCAGGAACGATCCGTCGCCCATCAGGATCTCGTCGCCGGCCATCGCGATCACCGACGCCGCCGACGCGGCCAGGCCCATGACCTGGACAGTCACCCTGCCCTGGTGCTCTCGCAGCAGGTTGTAGATCGCGACACCTTCGAAGAAGTCGCCGCCGGGCGAGTTGATGTTAACCACCACGTCTTTCTCGCCGATGGCGCGTAGGGCGGCGCTGATCCGTTTCGCGGTGACGCCAGTGCCCTCCCAGTTTTCGCCAATCGAGTCATAGATCGAGATGCTGTTCGCGTCGTTACCGGCGGCGCGAACTTCGGGCTCCCAGCGTTCGAGCGCGTCGGGACGCATGTCGAACTGGGCGGCGCCGAGCCGTCGCTCGGCACGGATTTCAGGCAGCTGCCGGAGGCTCATTGCTCTTTCCCTTCTGTGTCATGGGGTTGATCAGGTCATTGGCCCCGGGCTGGTCCGATTCCGGATAATCCAGCAGGTCGCGGACCTCGTTCTGCGTATGGAACGGTGCCGTACCACCCGATCCAAGGGCGGCCTTGAAGAAGTCGGCCTGATCCTTGAGCGTGCCGCGCATCAGCGCCCGCACGTTGAACTTGGGCTGGTAGCGCTCCAGGTCCCGCTCGTCGATCAGCGATCGCGCGACCGCCTGCTCCCAGTTGGTGAAGTGCTCCAACATCGTGTACTGCAGGAAGAAGATCCCCAGCTGCTCGATGCCAGTGCCCCAGCTGGTGTCGCTGAGGAACAGGAGCGGTCGGGGGACGCCGTAAAGCCTGGCCACCTCCTCCACCTGTGCGCTGCGGTTCTCGACGTGCTGGGCCTCTTGGGCGGTGCTGCCGAACTTGTTGGCCTTGGCGTTCTCCTCCAGCAGCATCCAGCGCTGTGCCGCGGCGGCGCCGGCATACTCGGTGTCGAGAGACGTGCGCATGCGCTCGTAGGCCACGTCGCTGAGCGCATTTGGCACCTCAATGGCGCCGCCGGCCATGTTGCCGGTCTCAAAGATCCGGCTTGCTGCCTGTTCCGCATCCAGAGCCAGGCGAATAGCCCGATCTGCCAGCTTCATCCTGGACAGGCTCGTCACGCCGTCCACGGATAGGTCGCGGATGTGCAGCACTTCCTCCTGCTTGAGGATGACCTCGCCACGCTTCTTGCTGTTGAACCGGTAGAGCATGCGCCAGTCGTCGCCCAGCTCCGCCCGCACCGCTGGGGAATCCAGCGGGATAAGGTGGATTGGCCGGCCTGCTGACCACACGATCCGCGCGTAGGCATCCCCGTGCCGCTGCCGGGCCAGCTCCATCTGCCGCTTGAACTCCAGCGGCGTCTGCCATGGATTCGGCTTGATCTTCAGCAGGCGGTGCGCGGGATGCTCGGTGGCTATCCGCTTCTTCCCACCCGACTCAACCAGGTTCAGCGGCAGCATGCCGATGGTCCCGCAGATCAGAGACAGGCAGCGGAGCACTGCCATGTTGCGCAACTGGTAGCCACCGCCACCGTGGCCACCCTGTGATCGAATGAACTCCAGCAGTGCCGGATCATTCATTCCCGCGAAGTGGCCGGCCTCAGCGCGTGCACTTGGTGGCGCCGCCGGCGGTGGATTCCAGAGCCGGTCCAGCGACTTAAGGTCTTCTTCGTTGAACCTGGACATTGCGTTTCCTATAAGAATCGGATGCCCCGCTGCTCATAGACAGAGGCGGGCGCGACCGATGAATGTGCGGAGCCGAAGGCCATCACTACCGCCACCGCGGCGTCGATCTTGTTGACTGAACGCGCCTTGGACAGCCAGCGGTTCTCCCATTTGTCGCTCTCGATGACTGCCGACATGATTGCGGACACCAGCACAGGGTTTCCGAGCAAGCGGACGCGTCCTTCCAGAAGGGCTTCTTCGAACAACCGGAGCGATCCGGGCATCCAGAGGCCTTCCGGCGGCGGCTTGCCGGCTGCGGCAGCTGCCTTTACCGCAGCCTCCGTGGGCTTGCCCTTCTTCAGGCCACCCTGCGGGTGCTCAACGAACGAGACGGAAAGCCCCAGCTCTTTCACTTCCTCTTCGAACTGTCGGAACGCGTACCGGTCGTAAGCCACTTGGACAACTTCGAAGTCCCGGTCGTACTCGGCAACCGTCTGCGCGACGTGCCGGTAGCTGATCGTCTGCCCCTTCGGGGCGTGCAAGTGACCCTTTGCAATCCACGTGCTGTAGGGAAGCTTGTCGCGCAGTTCGCGAGCCTTGACCGTATCTCCCGGCGTCCACGCCTCCACCCACGCATCAAACGTTGGCTTGTTGACCAGGGTTTTCTTGCCCTCAACCTCTACCAGGACCTCCTTCGATCCGGTCTCCACTACCGCACCAAGAGCCGTAATGTCGCGGTTCTGCGACAGGTCCAGCCCGAGATGGAGGCGCTTGCCATGGTGCTGCGCCCTGTCGAACGACTGCATCGCAGGCTCGACAATTTCGCGACTCATCCACGCCTGGTCGGCGTCGGTCCACATGCAGAAGTTGAGTCGCAGGATCTCGTTGAGTTTGCTCGGGATCTGTTTGGCCAGGTCGACCCGGCCCTGCAGGTATTCATCCGTGATGGTGATACCCAGCATCGGGTTTGCTTTCACCCAGCAGGCCGGATCCTCGAGCGGCTCGTCGCCCTCATCAAGCCCGCACACGAACGAGAACGTACGGTCATCAATGACGTCTCCGACGAAGGTCGGATCGTTCACGGCCTCGTGGTGGCCAGCAGCCACCTTGACCGCATGCTCATGCTCTGCCCAGGCAACGCTGTTCCGGTCGCTGCCCGAATTGGTGATCATGAACAGCAGCGGGGAACGGCGGAACTTGAAGCCGTTCTCCATCATTTCGATGATCTTGCCGTCCGCCATCTCATGCACTTCGTCGGCCAGGACGAAGTGCGGCCGGTAGCCCGATCCAGTCTTGCCAACGTCACGAGACGCCGGTCGGAAGTAGCTCTGCGACTTGTGGTGGGCGATGTTGTATTCCTTGCCCTCACCGCCCGAGAACTCCAGCCGCTTCTTCAGCGCCGGTGACGCCTTCACCATCTTGACGGCATCCCGGAACAGAATGCCGGCCTGATCCTTGTGCGAGGCCACCGCGTATACCTGGGCGCCAGCCTCCTGATCGGCACAGAGCCCGATGAGCGCGATTCCGCCAGCCATCGGCGACTTGCCGTTCCCCTTGCCTTCCTCGATGTACGCGCGGCGGAAGCGCCGGGCGCCGTCCGCCTGCCTCCAGCCGAACAGACTGCCGATCTTGAATGCCTGGCTGGGGTGCAGCTTGAACGGCTTGCCCTCGAACTGGCCTTCGCTCAGGCGCAGCACCTCTTCGAAGAAGGCGATCTTCTTGTCGGCGGCTTCCCGGTCGAAGTACAAACCACGTTCGTGAGCGTCCTCCAGGTCTTTCAGGTGTCGCCGGCAGGCATTTCGCACGTGGGGGCCCGCCACGATTCGCCCTTCAACCACCGCCAGCGGGTACTCGCTGGTCCGGCAGTTAGAAGTGCTTGTCGTCCGGGTCTTCGTCCTCTTCGCCGCCATGATTCACTTTTGTCTCGTCAACCGGCGTTGCGCCGAGCTTGGAAAGCAGGGAGCCCAGCGCCTGAAGGGCCGAAACCCCCATCTCGGGGTCGGTCTCCATCCGAGCCGCCAAGATGCAGACCTGGCGCAGCAACAACCGGTGGCCGGCATGCAGCCACGGCATGTTTTCGACCTGCTCACGCCATACCGCGATCTGCGGTTTGGTCATCCCCTTGTAGGGAGGCCCGACCGCCTTGGCCTTTTTCGGCGTCTTGCGGTCCTTGTGCCGTTTTGGGTTCTTGGCCGCTGCGCCAGAAACTGCCGCTTTTGCGGCTGGTGTCCTTGGATTTGCCATTTTCTGCCCCGGTCGGGGGGTCGTCTTTCCAACTGTGGATGCGCGAAGAAAGGGGGGCGCACGTATCGCCGGGCGATCGGCCCAAACTTTTGAGCCCCCCTCCCCTTTTCATTCAGCTTTCTGTGGATAACCCCGCGCAGCGGCTGTTGGCCTACTTGATCGGCCAACCGTCGGCGTCGCACCCCACAACCACGTGCTGGGCGTTCCCGAAGCCGCCGTCCTCGCGGGCCGTCTTCCGGCTATGGCAGCTGATGCACATCGTCCGCAGGTTCTCCGGGGCGTTGTTGTTGGGATCACCGTCCGCGTGGTCGACGTGGGCTTGGCCTCGCCCGCTGCAGAGAACACCGCAGCCCGGCTCCTGGCATCGGTACAGGTCCCGAACCAGAATGGTCTCTCGCAGCGCACGCCAAGCTCGACTGTTCGTCGGCAAGGCGCGCTTGGCTTGCCGGTTGCCTGCCAGCCCACGAGCGCTCATCAGTACGGCTTCCCGTCCAGGTCGACTCGCTCTGGCTCGGCACCTTCATCTTGCACCGGTGCACCGGCTTCCTCACCCAGCAGCTGGGCCACGGCCTGCACCAGCAGCCCCACGTGCATGGCCAGCTCGGCGATCTGCTTACCCTGCTGCTCAATGACCCCAACCAAGCGATCAATGCGTGCATCGCTGCAACATTCAACACGCGAAGCCAGCGACGAAGTCGCTGCGTAGCGCGCGACCTGTTCTGCGCTGAGCGCCGTGTCCCGCGCGCTAACCTGTGTGGTGTCCATCAGTAACCCTCGTTGTTTGCAGCACGCGGCTGCGGCGTATGGACCAATCAGACCATTCCCTTTTCGGTTGCCACACCGTCGTGACTATCTACCGATGGACCGTGTCCTCCCTCGGGTGTGACACTCAGTGGCGAGCCGTCCTGTAATGGAGAGATCAGAGATATGCCACGTAACCGTGCGGCTCGATTCGAGCTCTACAGAGACCAGAACGGCAGCTGGCACTGGCAACTTCTAGCCAGTAACTCGTTGCCAATCGCGGTCAGTCCGAAGGGCTATGCGTCTAGACAAAACTGCATTCTGGCGCTTCGACTCATCGCTGATGCAGCAAAGGACAGCCTCATCTGGAACCGGGATCTCGAGGTCTGGGAGTACGGTTGATCAGAACTCTTCCACTTCCCAGCCGCCGCCGTCGCGCTTGCGCCTGACCTTCACCGCAATGAAGCGGAACGGGTACAGGGCCGCTGCGATCTTGATCTTGGCCCTGGCATCGTCCTGCCAGTGGCCCTTCACTTCGTGGCACTCGACCACACCATCAGCAGCCACCACCGCAAAGTCCGGGGTGAAGAACGTGTTGTCCGCCAACCTCAGCTTCAGGCCCTCGAACTTGTGCCAGAGGATCTGGCCCGATGCCTCCAGCGCGCGCAGGCGCTCGGCATAGGCAGCTTCAGTCTTATTGAGCTCGCCGGTCTTGAGCCGGCCCAGCGCCAGCATGCGGCGCCCTGCTCCAACCTGGCCGGCCATCATTCCTCTCCAGGTGGATCGGTCGGGCTCCGTTCCGGCGGTGCCGGCATCGGGCGGTAGCGACGCGGTCGCTCCCCGCACCAGTACCGCACCGTTGTGCAGATTGCATCAACGATGGTGCACAGGCCGATGACGGCGGCAATGCACACCACTCCCTCTACCCAGTTCATGCAACGGCCTCGGTCGGGAACAACGGGATCACCACCTGCGCCTCCAGCCTGGCCAACTCCCGCTGCAGTCCGGCCTTCTCGCGCTTGCGGTTGTTCATCAGGCGCGAACCGTACGAACCCTTGGCGGCGGAGTTCTTCTCTTCCACCTGGACAGTCTGCAACTGATACCAGACAGACAGTGACTGGACCGCTCCGGCACGCCGCGCTTCGCTGAATGCCTGAACCAGCTTGACCTTCAGGTCTACAACCCTCTGCGTGTTACGCGACAGGGACAGGAGCAAGTAGCACTGGTCTTCATTCAGAAGTGCATACAACTGCGGACGCCCACCTGCCGTGCCTTGGACAGGTTTTGCGATTTCAAATCGCAGAAGCCCCAGCTGCTGGAAACTACTCTCGTATCGGGTGATCAGTCGAAACGAGCTGCGGTGGTCAGTCCCGAGCTGATCGGCAATAGTTCGACTATCCACTCGCGGCCCGTCAGTGGCTGGTATCAGTTGGATGACGTTGGACATACCTGCTCCCTCTGGATCTGCCTGGAAAGGAAGCGCGGCCAGCCTGTCGGGCAGGACGGCAGACGTTCGGTAGCGAACCTAGGCCGCGCTTGAAACGTTGAGGCCCCGCCGGATCGCGTCCGGGCGGGGCCTCGTTAGGTTTGACTTCACTGGTTCCAATGTCTTGGTAACCAGTTTCAAAGACTTTCTCTCGCGGATGTGATAGGCGCGGCGTGCGCCTCAATCACCCTGCAACTGCCGGATCTCGCCCAGCTGCTTGTTGCATTGCTGCAGGCTCAGGATGTTGGCGTTGTAGGCCGACACCACCTTCTCCACGGACCGCTCCTGGGCCCGGGTGATCGGACACGGCTGGGTCAGTTCGGCCAGCGGCGCCACTGGCTTCTCCACCGTGACGTACACCACCTGCGGAATGTCCGGCTTGCTGGTCTTGCTGCAGCTGCCGAACCCGCACAGCGGCAGCGCCGCGGCCAGGATCACAGCAATGGAATGGCGTCGCATAGCTTCTGCTCCAGCTGTTGCCGGCATCCCGGCTGATTCTTCGCGTCCTGCAGCGCGCGCTCCGCCGCTGTTGCCCGGCGCTTACTCTCGGCTGCTGCCGCCTCCGCCCGGCGCGCGGCCTCATTGGCTGCCGCTCGCTGCCGGGCCGCTTCATCGATCGATGCCTGGGTCTGCCGGTTCACCTCCTGCAGCAACTGGCCAGCGGCGGTGGCCGCGCGCAGATTCTCGGCCGCGTCAGCTTCTGCTGCAGCGCGTGCCTTTTCGGCCTTGGCGATGGTTGCCTGGTCCTTGGCGGACTGGCGATCTTCACCGCGCTGGCAGCCGGTCACGAACAGGCCGCCAGCCAGCGCCAGTACCGCCAGCAGTTTGAGCAAGTCGGCGTATGGGCGTAGTGGGTCCAGCATTGGGCACCTACATGAATGGGTCGCCCTCCCTGGGGTACGCTGTGCGTGCTACCGACACAGCCCAAGGAGGGCAACATGGAAGAGGACTATCTGAGGGACCTTCGTGCGCTTATGCTCAGCGCGCGCGCCAGGGAAATCCGCGACAACACCCAGATCGCAACCAACCCAAACGACCTGGAAGTGATCATGTTCGCGGGGGAAGAACGGCAGGTTCTGACATTCGAAGCAGCGCTCAGGTATGCGATTGCTGAACTACGGGACGCCCAGGCCTTGATTGAGCAGTACTCAGGCTATTAAGCAATTCAGTGCAGGGCGCTGCGCAGATAGTCGCTCAGCGCCCTGCCCTCAAACTTCTTACGTTCCGTCCGACTAGGCTTCATCAGCCAGTTCCGCAGCCACAGTCGCGGATTCCATTTGTCGTTCATTCCGAACCTCCCGCTCTTATCGTGTCGCTATCCGGGTCGAACGGCGGCGGCTCCAGGCCGGCCGCACGCATCAGCCCTTCGAGCCGGTAGATGTGGCGGATGAGCCGCAGCTCCCTGGCCTCCATGCGGCCAACCCGCTCACCCAGCCGGGTCACTTCCTCGCGCATCAACTGGATCACGTTGACCTCGGCCCCTTCCCTGGCTGTCTCTACGAATTGCTTGCGCCACCACAGCGCTACACCACCGGCGCCTACCATCAGGCCACCAACCGCCGTGCCAATGGCCTGCCAGTCCACGTCCACCCCGATCATGGCGCCACCGTCCCGCCAGCCTTGCGGTACACGGCCAACAGATCGGAAAGCGCGTGTTCGTGCTGGCCGTAACCAGCACCCGGCAGGCTCGCCCAGATGTTTCTGACCGCCTTGATGGCCTCCGGGATCTTGCCCGCCTGGATCAGCGGCAGCGCCCGGCGCTCCCGGATCTGCTGCAGCGCGATCAAGTCCTGGCTCAGGGGCGTGAAGTCCTTCAAGCCCAGCGTCTTCTTGTAGGCGTCGTAGTAGCGGCGCAGCAGCTGGTAGCGGCCGGCGGCCGTGGACTGGATCTTGAGCTTCGGCAGATCCACCAGCACGCGCGGGTGATCCGCGTAGCTCTTGAACAACTGTCCGCCGACGATCACGTCATAACCGCGGTCCTTGGTGGCCTGCTTGCCGTTGTCCGTACCTTCGGACCAGGCCAGCATGTCGAGGAAGGCCACGACGTTCACGCCGCCAGCCTGTTGGGGAGTGATCTGCGTCATCTCGGTTCCTGCGGAGGTTCAGCCCCGCCGCGCTGAGCGGGACATGGATACCCGGCCGAACCCAATGCCCGGCTAGGTGGTGTAGATCAGCTCGCTCCGAGCAACGCCTTGACCACCGCCCACGGTGTAGCGGATCGGCACGCTGACCCGACTGAAGCGATCGAACAGCGCGCGCATGGCGGGGTGGTCGTTGATGGTCAGGATTGCCCGGCCTTTGAGCTGGGCCATGACCTCGGCGAGCTGCTCGTATTGATCCATGCCGAACTCGCTTCCATAGCCCGTGGTCTCCCAATAGGGAGGATCCAGGAGGAACAGCGTTTCCGGCCGATCGTACTTCTCGATGCAGCGCTGCCAAGCCAATTGCTCGATCACCACTCCCTGCAGCCGAAGGTGGGCATCACTCAGATCCTGTTCCAGTCGCAGCAGGTTGATGCGCTTGGTCGACGTCGGGCCAACCCCCAGCGTCTGGCCTTCTACCTTGCCGCCGAAGCTGAGCTTCTGCAGGTAGTAGAACCGCGCGGCGCGCTGGATATCGGTCAGCGTGTCGACGTGCTGCAGCTGCGCCCAGCGATACATTTCTCGGCTGGTCAGTGACCACCGGAAATGCCTCACGAACTCGTCCAGGTGATTCGCGACCACCCGGTAGAGCCTGACCAGCTCGCCGTGCATGTCGTTGAGTACTTCAACCTTGGCGGGCGCACGCTCAAACAGCATTGCCGCGCTTCCGGCGAAGGCTTCGACGTAGCAGGTGTGGGGCCGCTCATTGATCAGCGGCAGTAGGTGCTTTGCTAGGCGTGTCTTACCGCCCGGCCATGGGAACAGCGTCTTGGTTTTCAAATCTCAGCTCTTGCGACATTAGTTAAGCAAGCTTCACTGGCTCTCCGGAGAGCGGCAGGGCTTGAGCCAATGGCACGCGGCTGAAACGCGTGTACGGCGGCGGCGCTCCGGTGCTTGCAGGCATCGGGGCGTCGCCCTGTTTGTTTCGGAATTGGCGTTGCTGACGGCGGTATGTCCGCCTCTCAACTCCGGGAATCACCGGAATAAAGGGCCAGATACGCGAACGGCCCGCCGATTGGCGAGCCGCGTGGATGGGACTCTCCCCACCTTGCCGAGAACTGTACCAGTTCGTTGGCAACGGTCAAGAGGTTATGGAAGCAAACCTACCCTATGGCTATGCCGATATCAGGGCCGCTTGTAGATCGTCCCGCGCGGTAATGCTGATCTGTCCGGTCAGGTAAAGCGCCTTCACGAAACCGAGGCCGAATCCCATGAGGCGTACAGCTTCTTCCCTGTCGTCCTCGCGCCTAGCCGTCCTGCGCTCCGCAAGCAACTCAGCCCAGCGCTGCCGACATGACTCCGGCAACTGCTCGCAGTGATCTTCGATTGGGCGGGGTGAGGCAGGCATGTCGAACTCCTGTTGGTCTGAAATTCAATCGTCACACGAACGGCGGGAACTCCGCGACCCGCTCAAGCGGAAACCCCGCGGTTGGGTCCACGGTGTACTGGTGCTCGCCCAGGTACATGCTGTGCGCCCCAGGCCCGGCAATCACTTCCGCCCCGACCACCGCGCGTAGCAGTACCCCACCGCTGCCGCAGGCATTCAACCCGCTGGCAAACATCTCTGCAGTTTCCCTATCCGGCGTCCATGCGAACCCGAGCTGGCCGAGCCGGAGCCGATCGGTATTCTCGCCCCTGTACAGTTCCAACCGAGCGCCTGCCTCTGCCTTGTAGCGCGGCAGGCTCAGCCAGAGGAACGCGGCCAGCTGGTGATCATCCCCAACCTGCTCTCGTATCCGGTGGCCACCTTCTATCCAGTAGGTGTCGAATGCCGCCTTGTCGAACTGAGGCGCCCTATCCTTCAGTGCACGGGCGACGACGGTTCGCCACCCATTTCCCCCGGTAAGGCGCCTCATCTGCTCGAGCTGCTGGTCGTTGGTCACTGGCGCCCTCCTGGCGGTGCGGGCGCCATTCTACGACTGGAGCGGGTCAGCGAGCAGCAGCGGTTGCCCGCAGTACCCGAAGCGCGACCGGCCCGAGCTTCTCCCATCGGGCTGGACCGCGAGCCACGTCGAGGAATGCTTGGTTGAGCCCGTCCCGGAACGCAGAACCCTCGACGGCGTAGTCGAAGCGGTAGCCCTCTCCGAGAACGTAGCGTTCACTCCACTGGCGGCGAAGCCGGCGCACGAGCAGATTTGCTCTCGATTCGCTACCCACCCAACCCCATTGGGCCGCAACCAGGTTGGGCCGGCGGCGGATGCTGCCCTCGGGGTTTCGGGTGACGCTAATTCGAACGATCCCGTCGGCGCCGCAGGCTACGCACAGATACACCGCATCGCGAGCGGCCTGTGCCAATGTCAGATTTCTCATGCGCGCCGCGCCTCCATGAACGCCATGCCCTTGTCCAGCTCCTTTCGGTACTGCCACTTCGTGAACGCGGCCCCGAGCTTCTTGGCGACGGCGGACGCTCGCTGCGCCTGGCTACCCCGCCCGGTGAACTCCTCCAGCACCACCAGCGCGCGCACCATGTTCTGCCGGTACAGGTCGGACAGCGCGCGGTCGATCCACCGGTACTCATCCGGCGAACCGACCATCACGGCGGCGGTGACTGATCGGGAGACCAGGGTGCGGGTCTCAGCGCATGGGATCGGATCAACCGCCCATGGCGCGACGGGCAGAATGGTCCCGTTGCGATTAACCCGCCCGGCGCCGGCTCCCAGCAGCATGCGCCGGTCGTGTCCGTCACGAAGCAACGGCAGGCGTTCTCGCTTCGTGCCCTGGGCGAACTGCTGAGCGCGTGCCAGCGGGTGTTCGTCCCTGCTTGACGCCTCCTCCGGGGCGAGCGGGGCGCAGAACCGATGTTCCTGATAATGCCCCCAGTGCTTCAACTGCTCCTTCAGCGAGAGGGTCATTTCCGCCCCCCAGCGCGCGCAGCTTCCAACGTCTCCATCTGCTCCAGCCGCGATGCCTGCTGCCGGGCAAGCGATGCAGACGTGCGGTATGCCTCGGCAGTGGTTGAGCGCTGACCGCGATCGCGCCAAAGGAGGCGGTCCAATCTCTCCGCCTGCTGGTCGAGGGTGTCGGCGAAATGCTTGAGCGCCTGGGATCCTGTCGGGATGAAGGTCATCGACCAATCCCCCCGTAGGATCTGCGGCCTGGGCCGTAGCTCGTCCGGCGCGACGGCTGGTCATCGTTTGCAGCCTCCGGCTTTCGCGGCAGCGGCCCGTCCCAGTTGTCGATGCGCATCTGGTCGAAGCGATTCTGTAGGCTGATCCTCTCGCCGGCGCGGATATTGCGCCCCTTCGCAAAGTGCATCTCCACTACGCCCTGCAGATGGGTCTTCTGCTCGGGCGTGTCGTAGTAGTCCTCGCGATGCAGCAGCACGACAACGTCGGCCTTTTGCTCGAGCTCTCCAGACTCGCGCAGGTCGGAAAGGGTCGGGCGTCTGTCAGTGCGCCCAGTGACGCTCCGATTCAACTGAGCCAGTGCCACCAGCGGAATCTTCCACTCCTTCGCTAGGTCCTTGCCCTTCTGTAGGATGCGCCCGTACTCGAAGCGGGCCATGCGCGGATCCACGTCGAAGTCGTGAATGTGGTCAATCACCAGTAGCTGCAGCGGCTTGCGCTGGTGCATGCGCCGGGCGCGGGCCTCGAACTGCCGCACGTTCAGGGAGGCGGTGTCATCGATGTACAAAGGCGCGGATTTAAGGTCGCGGATGGTCGGCGTCATGCGGCTTTGGTAGATCTCGCTGTCCTCGCCGGAATGCCTTGGCCTGGTAACCCACTCGTGGGGAATGTGGCCAACCGACGCGACGTTTCGATCATGGCAGTCGTCGATGCTCATCTCGAGGCTGAACAACCCGACAGTTATCCCATTGAGCGCGCAGTAGACGGCTACGTTCAGCGCCGCGATGCTCTTGCCCATACTCGGCCGGCCAGCGATTAGGTATGCGGTGGACGGCTGAAGGCCGTGCGTTACGCGGTTGAATTCGGCCCACGGGGTTTCCAGCCCGGTCAGGCCACCACCGGAGTGATATCGGTCCTCCCAACGCTTGTACCACCCGTACATGGTCTCCCCTGCAAGCCGAAGCCCTCCGCGCTGGGCCGGCTGCAGGCCGGCAATGTCCTGCGTCAGCTCCGCCAGGAGCTCGGGGAATTCACGGCCATCCTGCTGCCAAGCAGACTCCACGGCCTTGCGACCAACGTCAGCCAACCGGCGGCGCCCGGCGTACTGCACCACGATTTCGGCGTAGGCAGCCACGTTTGCAGCCGACGGCGTCGTGCTGGCCAGCTCCGTGATGTACGTGCCATCGCCCACCAGCTCTAGCTTCCCGCGCGATTCAAACCACTCGCCGATGGTGACCGCGTCGAACGGGCGCTGCTTCTCCGCCAGCGTGCGGATCGACTCGAAGATCAGCTGGTGATCGTGACGGTAGAAGTCCTCGGCGGAAAGTGTGTCTGACACAAGCGGCCAGGCTTCCGGAGCCAGCATCAAGCCCCCCAGGACAGCCTGCTCCGCCTCAACGCTATGCGGCGGGAGATTGGGGTCAAAGCGCATCAGCCCTGCCCCCCATTGCGGTTGTTGTGGTAAGTGCCCTCGACGACCTTCAGCAGGTTCTCCTCGGACTTGATCAACCACGGCAACGACACCTGGAAGCTGTTCACCTTGCCCATTAGGTAGTCGCTACCCCGCATCCACTCGAAGAGACCGCGCCACCACTCGAGCGTCTGCCGCGCCGGATCAGCCTTCCAGCGCGCGCGCAGATGCGTCTGGCGGCTATCACTCCATCCTTGGACGACAGGACAGTTCGGCAGTTCCTTGTGGAATGCTGCGATGATTGCTTCATGGGGGCAGCCGGCAGTGGCTTTGCCGCCGAGCAGATCTGCCTGCTCATCCGCGTCGTCAGCGGCGCCCTCGTCACCGGCAGGTGACCCATGGGTTTCTTCTTGATGGTTATATGATGGATTGGCTGCAGCTGCTGCACCCCGTTCGGTCGTCAGCTGCACCCCGTTCGTGTCGTCAACTGCACCCCGTGCCCCTTCGCGGGGTGCGGCTACTGCATCCCGTGACATGACCAGATCGTAGACAACCGGCCGCCGATCAGCCCGATTGATATACACGGCAGCCAAGGCTTGATTGCCCTTCACGGTGATCCCCGCTTCGACAAGCTGAACCAGCTTGAGGCGCACCGTTCGCACCGATAGCCCAGTGTCTTGTGAGAGGCTATCGGCAGATGGGAAAGCCCCCCTGCCGTCCTTGTCAGCGTAGTTCGCCAGGCACAGCAGCACATGCCTCGCAGCCGGATCCGCGATGGACTTCTGATCCATTGCCCACGCCATCGCCTGCACGCTCATGCGAGTTCTCCCACCTTGAGCGTGTACGCATTGGGCAGGTTCATGCCGTCATCGGTACGTGACTCGACTGAGATCAGGTTCATCGCTACGAGTTCTGGCAGCGCCCGCTTCACGCTGTCGATGCTCATGCCACACAGCACCGAAAGCTGGCGACGTGACAGCGAGCAGCAATGGGTTTTCGTGGTCGCGTGGAATGCCAGCGTGATCAGCAAGAGCTTTTGCTTTACACCAAGGCGCTGCTGAACGGCCCAGTCCAATGCTTCGTGGCTCATGCCGATGCCCCCGAGACTTCCGGGAACGCGGCCAGCATCAACGTGGCGAAGGCCCCCAAGTGTTCCGTCGTGATCCAGCGCTTGCTGGACATTTGCTGGATCCACTCCAGCGCCTGCTGCGGGCCGGAGCAGTAGAAATCGTAGGTGGGCTCGTCACCCGGCCGGCTACGGTCGTAGATCTCGACTGCGATGCGTCCATCGGGGAGGCGCTCCTGCAGGCGGACCAATGGCCTTGCCTGGCGCTCCTTGATCATCTTGAGGGCATCGTTCATGACCGCGCTGATGTGGCGCGGGCCGGAGTTCGGGTTTCCCCGATCAGTTTCGTGTGGCATAGTGGCCTCGCTCTGAACGAAGCCTCCGCAACTGTCTGCCCGACAGCGGGGGCTTCGTCGTATCTGGACGTTGGGTTTCCCACCGAGCGCGTCACGCTCGTAGCGCCAGACACCCACATGGCCACTTCCACATGCAGGGTGGTCGCCGTCCTTGCCCCATCGCACCCGATCCTTCGGGTGAGTTCACGCATGCGCCGCTCCTACAGCGCCGATTGACCGGCTGTCAGGCAGCCGTGTCCGCCTGATCACTATTGGATTCTGAGTCGGCACCATGGCCTGCTTGTCCGACTGCCTCGAACTGCTCGGGGAAGCGGAGCTGGAGGAACTTCCACCAGGGAAGCGGAATGCCCTGCGTCTTCCATTGGCTGACCGCCGAATGGGTGACCTCGCATTCGCGGGCAACGGCGGAAGTCCCGCCGATCGCCTCGATAAGGGCCGCGTCCCGGTGGTCAAAGCCGCGCCGGTAAGACTTCTTTCGAGTGCCGGTGTTGATGTTCATGACCAGAATGTTAGGATCATAATCATCAAAGCGCAATATGCTGACGCCAATTCCCGTCACTTTCCAAACATCATGAGCCAAATGGACTTCGCACAAAGGGTCACGATGGCCCGCCGCCGGGTCGGCATGACCATGGCACAAGCCGCTGAACTCATCGGCTGCTCCCGCCCGCTCCTGGCGCAGTGGGAGTCTGGACGCTCGAAGTCGCTCGGGGGCAAGTACCTTCTAGGGGCAGCGCGCGCCTACAAGGTCAATCCTGAGTGGCTGGCCGAGCTGACGGACGATGATGGCTATCCGTGGGATCCCTCTGGCCGAACAATCTCCAACGTCTCTGAGACTGAGACGCCGCCAGGATACCTTCGCTTCGATCTGTATGAGGGAGCGGCAGGAATGGGACCAGGAATCATCAACCAAGACTATCCAGAGGTGGTCCGTACACTGGAGGTGGCTGAGTGGGAGGTCAGGCGCAAGCTTGGCTTCCTACCTCGTCCCGGGCGTATTCAGATCATCACCGGCCGTGGCCCGTCCATGCGCCCTAAGATCGAGGACGGGGACGTAGTGTGGATCGATACCGCGTGCGACTACTTCGACGGGGATGACTACTATCTGATCAACATCGAGGGCGAGACGTCAATCAAGATGCTGCAGCGGCGCTCCGATGGGGTCTACGTGGTCTCGGTTAACCCGGAATTTCCTGCGTGGCGCCCCGATCCAGACTCCCTGCAGGTGAAGGGTCGGGCCTTGGTACATGCCGGATTCCGACGGTTCTAGACGAACTCGCCAGCCCACGATGGAACCCCGCCCAGCGCGGGGTTTTCTTTGGCTTACGCCAGAACATAAACAAACACTGAACCACTGTTAGAATTGTGGCGCCAGCGATTGTTAGAGTGTTGACGCTTTGATGTTTGTATTCTAACTTTGCCCCATCAGGCCGGAAACGCCGGCCGAGTGGGAGCCAACAATGGCAACAGCAAGGGAATATTGGCGCAGCAGCTACCGAGAAGCGCGCAAGCTGGCGCGCTTCATCGAAACCTTCCATGAAAAGCTGAGCACAGTGCCGGTCAGGGACCGCACCTTCCCGCAGTGCAAGGGCTTCCAGTTCTCGCGACTGTCCGGCGACAACCTACGGTGGATCGGCGAGGGCTTGTACGCACCCAGCGTCAAGTCACATCACTTGCGCCTGGCGTGCCTCCGCTATCAGCGACCGAGGCTTCCGGCATGAGGTCCAACTGCCGTCGCAATCAAGCCAGTTACGACCACGAGTCACGGCCGAAGGCATCTACGCTGATTCGCGTCGGCTGGGTGCTTGTGGCCTGCATCGCAGCCGCAGTCGTGCCCCTTCGTATCGCCGAAATCGTCGCTGCAAATCAGCCTGGGGCCATTTTTTGCTTCGCTGCGCCGAGTGACGCATCTCCCCCGACTTTTGCAGTTTCTCACGACAACCTGAACAAAGGAAACCTGAAAGATGAGTAGGAAATTGCCTCCCCCTGTTGGAAAGCCAATCGTCATGAGGGTCAAGGCGGGAACCACCGTGTTCATCGGAAATGGCGTCCAAGTACAGCTGCGCGGCGCGCACAGAAACCGAGCCGAGATCCACGTCTACGCCCCATCGAACATGGACGTGGAGCGAGCAGTGACCTTCGAGCCCGATTGGAACCTCAAAAACAGTGACGGCCCGAGCGCGGGAACGCTCGAGCCGTCTGCCACGCCGCACCCGTAATCGACCAGATCAAGGAAGCAAACATGGCGAACAACAGTGTATCCCCGGGCAGCCCCGCAGTGTCCCTCGACGCTGGGCAGATGAATCTCATCAGGCTGCACCTCCGGAAATTGACCGCGTACACCGACATTCTGTGCGAGGGCGACCTGAGCGACGTTCAGTCGTCCTCGGTGAACGTCATTGCCGACCACGCAGCACTGGCGGTCGTGCATATCGGCGAGATTCTCGACACGGCTGCCGCCGCGGTGGGGGTGGAGCCGTGAGCCGGGCAGCGACCAGTACCCATGACCGCGAGAGCCGCGAAGCCGTAACCCAGGCGCTTCACGAGTTGTACGTGGGCGTGGCTGACATGAGGGACCCACTGCAGTTCGTGATTGAGAACGGCCCGCTTGGCAACGAGGAGTTCCCGCGGGGCATTGCAGCAGCCGTAAGCATGACGCACGAGCGCGCCGTCGCACTGTGCAAGGTGGCGGAGGGGGTCCTGTGAGTGCCGATACCAACCCCATCGATCGCCTATTGGCGCGGGGACTGACCGGCCGCGACCTCGTCTCCTACATGCTCCCCGGAATCGTCTGGCTGGCGGAGCACCAGGACGAAACGTTCCGCCTCTGCTACCACGACGATGCTGGACAGGTTGTGGTGGAAGAGGTTGCTGCACCTGCCCTGATCACCCGGGCACAGGAGCTGGGCTGGACCCCGGATGATCCAAATCCCGATCACCCTTATTGCATGTTCGGCGAAGCCATCTACCACTTCCGGCGTGGAGTTCACTGGTTCGCGACGGCGTGCGACGACACAACCGAGATGCTTCCGCTGGCACTGCCTGCACGCGAACTCGAAGCGGCGAAGAAGAGGGACGACCGCCGCTACAACGAGGCCTCGCAGGCACGACATGCAAGGGCACGCGAGCGCGAGATGAAGCGCAAGAGGGAGGAGGAGGAACGCAAGGCAGTCGCCGAACTAAATGCCGCGGTGCAGATTGCGGCCGACGATTTCACAGCCCAGGCCGCGAAAGCTGGCAAGCCGATCACGGCAGCGACGGCGCGTCGTAAGGCATGGAAGCACATACGCAAGTGCGACGACTGGACCTATCACCTGCTGCTCAAGCGACTGCGGGAAATGCAAGCCAAGGGAGCGAAGGCATGAACGCGATGAGGATTCACGAGACTGCTCCGGCTGGACTCCAGACACACACCTCCGTGGCATTTCCGCCGCCGGCCGAAGGCTTCGCGCACATCCTGGTGCGGGACAACCTCAATGCGCCGCGCTTTGAAAAGGGTGACGTGCTGCTTGCCGACCTATCGCGCACTGAGTGGCGCTACGACGGAATCTACGTCCTCGAACTGCATGGCCGGCAGGTGGTGCGGTATGTGCAGGATCGAGGGTCGAAGGGGCTCTACGTCTATTACCTCGCGGCGATGGAGCTCGGCCAGTTCATCCCGAAGAGCGAGCTGAAGGTGCTCGCAGCGATCAAGGCCGTGAACTGCACAAGGAGAGTGGCATGACCACATCAGTAATCCACGCGCAGATGGCCGAGCTTCGCTCGGCAGCTGCCACCCTTCGTCAGCCAGGCGGGACGACAACCGACCGGATCAGCGCCGAGCTGCTTGAGCGGGCAGCCCAGACCATCGCTGTGCTGCAGCGCGCGCCGCTGCCGGCCACCACCGTGACCGATCTGCTGCCGATCATGCAGGACGGCTGGACGCCGGAGATCTACGGCACCTGGGCAATCCGTGCGGCAGAGCGCGCACACGGCATCGGCACCAACATCCCGAACCCACCGCCGCCCAGCTGGGCAGAGGCGCCGGACGGCTACAACTACCGGGCGATGGACAGTGATGGCCGCTGGTGCTGGTTCAAGCGCCGGCCCTATACGGAGACCTTCGGCAGCTATGACGGCTGGGATTGCGACGAAGGCATCCGTGAGGCACGCGGGCTGAGCTTCTACCCCGGCTGGGCTGAAACGCTGGAAGAACGCCCGGAGGTGGCCTGATGGACGGCTTGGATTGGGTCGAGGTTGCGGATGGCCTACCCGACGACGAAGAGACGGTGGTCGTGCACGTTGTAATGGCAGCTGGAAGCGCGCACGCGAAGAGAGTTGGGTCGGGCGAAGGCTGGCAGGGGTTCGGCATAGGCACCTTCTGGACTGGCAGCGACGAGCAATGGGAGGTCTACGGGATCGCTGGTGAGGTCACTCGGTGGGCGAGAATTTCGCGCCCTGCGCTTGCCGTAAGGGGTGAGCCATGGGTGTGACCGGTAATCGTGCGAGGGGGCGATCAGCCAAACAACTCAAGCCGAACTTAACCCAAGCCCAGGCCAACCACCTCCGCAGACTGTTGGCGTGGGTTCGTGGCGAAGTCGGCCAGACGCCGCAGGAGATGGTGGAAACGCTCAGAAGTCTCGGGCCGATGCCGGAGCCCAGCGCCGAGGCAAAGGCGCGCTTGGTGGACAGCTACAAGCGGGCCGAAGCGGTGCCCAAGTACGTGCGAGCCGCAGTCAAGGCGCTGGAGAAGCTGCTGCTCAAGCAGGAGGGCGCCATCGTGGACGTTGAAGCTGGCCCCGGCTTCGATGCCGGGTTCGAGATCGTCGGCACGCGCCACGGTCTGCTGCCGGCCCTGCCCGGCGCCCAACCGGCTTCAGCACCGCCGCTTGCCCTCTCGTCTCCGCAGCCGTGGAGGCACCAGGCGCCGACGGAACCGGGCTGGTACAGGCTCACCTGCGAGGAAACGGACGGCGCCATCGAGCGCGTGCTGGTGGTGGCCGACCGCCTCACCGGTCAGCTCCGCGCGGTGGACACCGGGATGGGAATGCTCGACCTACGGGACTACCACGACGGCCTGACCAATCCGCGCTGGAAGAAGGTGGAGGGCTGGACCAATGGCTTGGATTGACCGCCTTATCTGGCGCATCACGGCGCGCAACTGGCTCAGCTGGCCGACAGAGCGCCGCCACCGGCTAACCGGCCGCTACCAGCACATTCGCTATAACGAAAACGGCCGTTGGAACAACGGCCGGCTACCGAAGGAAGGAGGCCCACATGGCCGCTGATACGATCGACCCCATCCTCAAAATGCCCGCAGTGGTAAAGATCACTGCTCTGTCCGAATCCTCGATCCGCCGCGGCATGCGCAATGGCACCTTCCCCGCCTGCAAACGACTCGGGCCGCGTGCCATAGGTTGGCCGGAGTCGGTGATCAGGGCTTGGATAGCCGGGACTGGCGCTGCTTCAGCTTCGTCAGGTGATCAGCCCATCGGTCCATCATCTTGATCCGATCGGGCAGGAACTCGGCGTGGTTGTAGGCCGCGCCGGTCTTGTTGGTCTTGGCATGTGCAAGCTGCATGTCCACCACGGCCGACGGGTAGCCGGCCTCGTGCAACCAGGTCGACGCGGTCGCGCGGAAGTCGTGGCCAGAGATCTCATCCATACCGAGGTACTTCAGGCCCATGTTCACCGCCTCGCGTGACATGGGCTTCTTCGGATCCCGCTGATTGGGGAACAGATAGGTGCCGGCGCCGGTGATCTCTTGCAGTTCACGGAGGAGCGCGACAGCGCGCGGGGCCAGAGGGACCCAATGCTTGCGGCGCTTCTTCATCTCGCCGGCATCGATCTTCAACAGCGGCGACTCAGCTTCCCAGTCAATGTTCGCCCACTTGGCGGTCCGCAGCTCCTTGGTGCGCACGAACGTGAGCGCCAGCAACTCGATCGCAATGGCCGTCACGCGGTTCCCGGGGTATGTGTCCAGGCCAGCCAGCAGCTTGCCCATTGTCGCGGCGGAGTGCGCCACAGCGTGCATCACGGGTGGCTTCTTGATCGCGCGGCGTACGGGGTGTGTCGGATCTGCGTCGGCGCGCAGGTTGACGATCGCATGCTCGAACACGGACGACAGCGTCTGTCGGGTGACGATGGCCACGTGGGGACCGGCCTTCTCGGCTTTGCGCAGCAGCTTCAGCACATCAGCAGGCGTCACCTCGCGGATCGGCCACTTCCCAATGTCTGGCAGGATCCGCTGGTCTAGGTAGCGCCTTGCCCGGTCGCGGTGTGAGGCCGACCAGCCCTTCTCTGCACTGGTGAACCAGTCCTCCGCATTTTCAGCCACCGTGTTGAGAGCGCTTTCCTCGCTCCTCGCCTTGGCAATCTTCCGCTGCAGCACCGGATCCTGCCCAAGCTTTACCTGGGACTTGGCCAGGCGCATGGCAGCGCGCGCATCTGCCAAGCTCACATCCTGCAGGCTTCCAATGGCCAGCAACTTCTGCTTGGAATCCAAGCGATAGGCATAGCGCCAAAGCTTCGATCCGTTGGGCCTGATCTCGAGAAAGAGCCCACCACCATCGCTCAATCGATAGGGCTTCTCTGCGGGCTTGGCGCCGCGAATTTTGAAGTCTGTAAGAGGCAT